ACTAATATGGCATCAACTTATTCAACAGATTTATCAATAGAACTTGTAGCAACCGGTGAGAAAGCTGGTCTATGGGGAGCTATTACAAATACTAATTTACAATTATTACAAACAGCATCTTCAGGTTATGTAGAAGTAACTTTAAGCTCTGGCACAACTACATTAAGTTTGGCTGACGGATCGTCAAGCGCAAATGGTAAAAATCTTTATATTAAATTAACAGGAACTTTATCTGGTAGTGCTAGTTTAGCTATGCCTGCAACTACATCAGGTGGTAATGCAAACAGAGTATTTTTTGTAGAAGATGGCACAACTAGAGGCGGAGCTGCAGATAGTTATACTGTAACTTTATTAACTACAGGTCAAAGTGCATCTACACAAGTTCCTCTTCCAGAAGGTGCAACAGCTTTAGTTTATTCTAGAGGTAGTGTACCAGCAACAACATTAGGTATGTTACAAAAAGGAATGACTTCTGTAACTGCAGCAAGTAAAGTTGCATACACAGCAGTCGCTGGAGATCAAATTGTAGTAGATACAGTTGCTAACCCAGTAACAATTACACTTCCTGCATCACCTGCAGTTGGAGATGAAGTAACAATTATGGATGGTTCAGCATCAAATGGTTTTGCAACAAACAATTGTATTATAGATAGAAATAGTGAAAACATAGAAGGTGCCGCTGCTAATGATACTCTTGCTACTAATAATCAATGTGTAACGTTAATATATGCTAACGCTGCAAAAGGTTGGCTATATAAATCTACTAATCAATAGGAGCTAAAAAGATGGCTCTGACTCAAATCAAATTCGCACCAGGAGTTGATAAACAAGACACAAGTGTTGGCGCTATAGGTCGTTGGGTTGATTCTGATAATGTAAGATGGAGATATGGATTACCAGAAAAAGTTGGTGGTTGGCAATCTTTATTACAAGATTCTATTGTAGGTGTAGTTAGAAAACAACACGCTTTTGTAGATACAGAAGGTAATAGATATATTGGAATAGGCACAGATAAATTTTTACTTTTATTTTTTGAAGGACAGCTTTTTGATATTACTCCTGTAAAAACTACAATTACCGGAGCTACTTTTACTTTTAATGGTAGCACTACAATTACTATTACAACATCTGCTGCTCATGGATTAAGTGAAGGTGATATTATACAATTAAACTCTGTAACTTTACCTGGAGGAACAGGTTTAAATGCATCAGATTTTGAAGATAAAACTTTTCAAATTATTACAACACCTACAGCAACTACTTTTACTATAACTTTTACAAGTTCTGGATCTTCAGCTTCTGGTGGAAGTACAAGTATTATTCCATACGAACCTGTTGGGCCTGCAGCTCAAACTTATGGTTATGGTTTTGGTATTAGTCAATATGGTGGTACAGTGCAAGGAGCACAAACAACAACTTTAAACGGAGCTTTGCTCGCGGATACTGCTGGTACAGGAGGATCGGGTACATCAATAACTTTAACATCGGTTACAGGTTTTCCAACAAGTGGTGGAACAATTGCCATAGGAACAGAATTAATAACGTATACTGGAGTAAGCTCAAATGATTTAACAGGTATAACTAGAGGTACAAACGGAACTGCAGTTTCTGGAACAACAGGACAAGCTCACAGTAACGGTGCAACTGTTACTAATGCTACAGATTTTAGTGGATGGGGAAGCGCAGTTGAAGCTGATACAATAACACTTGAGCCTGGTCTTTGGTCTTTAAGTAATTTTGGTGAAGTTTTAGTTGCAACAATTGCTAATGGAAAAACTTTTACATGGAATGCAGGAGC